GCAAATGCAAGGCGATGAAACTCTTGGTCAAGATGACTTGGGCAAGAATTGTGCTATCGTGCAAACTGCAGGAAGTACAACTATTGGAAATAGCAAAAACGCAGTCGATGGGAATACAGCAGCTACTACCGCTACACTACCATTAAAGATTATCGACTTTGTTGATGGTCCTGATAGTGCAGTAGGTGACACATATACTGATGTATTAGTAATGTTTAACGTAGGGCATCAACTGCTCAACACAACTGGCATAGGCTAAGGGGTATATAAATGGCAGCTATATCAAGAGCTAATGAGCTCAAGCAACTATTACCTGGACTTAACGCCTTGTTTGGTGAGGAGTATGGTAACTACGAAAACGAGCATGAAGAAATTTATGTTACAGAAAATTCCGAAAGATCATTTGAGGAAGAACTGAAACTATCTGGCTTCGGTGCAGCACCAGTAAAAGATGAAGGATCAACTATCAGTTATGATGTTGCTCAAGAATCTTTTGTGGCTCGTTACACACACGAAACTATCGCTATGGGATATTCAGTGACCGAAGAAGCAATGGAGGATAACCTTTATGTTTCTTTATCAGCTAGATATACTAAAGCACTAGCTCGTGCAATGGCTTATACAAAACAAGTTAAAGCAGCGTTTCCATTAAATAATGGATTCTCAACTACTTTCTCTTCAGGTGATGGTGTTGCATTATTCAGCACAGCTCACCCACTTGTAAGCGGTGGAACTAACAGCAATAGACCTTCTTCAGGAGCTGATTTAAATGAAACATCTTTAGAAGATGCGATCATTCAAATCGGTAAATATACTGATGAAAGAGGTCTTAAAATTGCAGCTAGACCTAAAAAGCTAATAGTACCTTCTGATCTTCAGTTCGTAGCTACTAGACTTTTACAAAGTGACTATAGAGTCGGTACTGCTGACAATGACATCAATGCTATTAAAACTAATGGAGTAATTCCAGAAGGCTATTCAGTTAATCATTATTTAACTGATACTAATGCTTTCTTTATTACTACTGATGTTCCAGATGGCATGAAGCATTTTGTCAGAGCACCAATGACCACCTCAATGGATGGTGACTTTGAAACTGGTAATGTTAGATACAAAGCTAGAGAAAGATATTCCTTTGGAGTATCTGATCCGCTTGGTATCTTTGGATCACCAGGTAGTTCGTAAGGACTTTAAAGGGGGAGCTTTTGTTCCCCCTTTTTTTTTATTCTAGGGATTTTTTAATTTGTCTATCAACTGCCCTAGCAGACTTGCCAAGATGATAGATGTTTTCCTTTAGGAGGAAATTATGGCTAACACAACATTTAATGGACCAGTAAGGTCCGAAGGTGGTTTTAAAACCATTGATAAAAATTCAACAACAGGTGCAATTACTGACGGATTAGTAATTAACTCTGATGGTAATGTCTATACTGATAGTGGTGGGCATATTCAATATGCTGCTGCAACAGGTTATGGACCAGCAGATTTAATAGTAGGTAAAGGCGGTAGCCAATATGGTACTGTTGACCCTTACTCAGAAAGTGCAACACAATTGTTTCCATTGGGAACTACACTTGTTTATGGTAACAATGTTTATCGTTATGTAGAAATAGGTGGAACTGCAGTAACAGCAGGTAAACTTTTACAACACAAAGCTATTGTTTCTGATCATACTAATATGACAGCAACAGCAGCAGTTGCAGCAGGTGAAACTGCTATTTCTGTAGAAACAGGTGGAACTGATTTAACACTAAATCAATATGCAGATGGTTATCTTTGGGTAAATGATGTAAATGGTGAAGGTCAAATGCTTAGAGTTAAATCTAATCCAGCACACGATCATTCAGCCGATCCTTCTGTGGTTATCACTTGTTATGATGATCTTGCTACAGCTCTTACAACAAGCTCACAGCTATCTCTTATAGAGAATCCAAACACTAACCTTATAGTTGCACCAGCAGCAGAAACAGGTGCGTTAATGGGTGCTACTGTTATTGATATGACAGCAGATTATTATGGTTGGGCTGTTATTAAAGGACCAGCAGCTTTATTAACTGTAGGAACTTTAGTTGTAGGTAATGCAGCAGTTCGTTCAGGCGGTACAGCAGGTGGTGTAGCTCCAGCAACAGACAATGTATTAATGGAAGTTGGTGATGTAATGGCTGTATCAGCAAATACAGAATACTCATTAATTAACATTAATCTAGGTTAAGGAGTAAAAAATGGCTGATGCAGTAACTACACAAACCATTATAGATGGTGAAAGAAACTGTATTATGAAGTTTACTAATGTCAGTGATGGCACAGGCGAATCCGCAGTAGCTAAAGTAGATGTATCTGCTTTAGCTGCTAACTCTGAAGGTGCTTCATGTTCAGAAGTTAGAGTAATGCGAGTTAGTCATGCTATTGTTGGTATGTCAGTTCAAATGTTTCTTAATGCTACAAGCAATGTTCTACTTATGGAACTAGCTGAAAGTAGTAATGGACATATGGACTTTCAAGATTTTGGTGGACTTTCAAATAATGCAGGGAGTGGTAAGAATGGAGATATTCTTTTTACCACTAAAGGTCATAGCTCAGGAGATACTTATTCCATTGTTTTAGAAATGGTTAAAGTATATTCTGATTAATCGGAGATATTATGAAATATATTATTTCAGAAACAGGTGAATTTCCACCTCAATATAAAGTTCTTCAAGAAGGTGAAGATGGAATATGGATACCAATTTTTGGTCCTGATCCTGATCTTGAAGATGCTCAACGAAAAGTTGCAGAACTACAACCTGTTAAAAAGGCTGTAAAAAAAGCAGCAGAGCCAAAAAAGGAAACACCTAAAAAAGCTCCAGCAAAAAAAGCTACAGCTAAAAAAGGTAAGTCTAAAAAAACTGCTACTAAAAAGTAGCATAACTCACTTTGTTTATAGTACCCTTATAGAGGGTACTATAACTATTTAATTTAAAAGGTAACTTATGAAAAGTAAAAATGGTCCAAAGGGCGGTAAAATGGGCGGTAAAAAAAATACTGGCTATAAAAATAGAGGAAAAACTGAAGTAGGTAAGGAAGCTAAAGTTCAATCGTATAAAGAATATGTTCAAAAAATGTTCGGTGGCGGTAATACAAGTGGACCAGCTATGAAAAAAAATAAAGCTGCAGGTGGTACTTACACTGGAATGAAAAGCAAGAATGGTTCTAAAGGCGGTAAAAAAGGCGGAAGAAGATAACTTCGTTTTTTAAATGACCAAAAGAAAACGAGAAAACCCTATACCTAAAACAACTAGGGGTAAAGGAGCTAATTATCGTTCTACTAAGTCTGGTGCTGGTATGACCAAAAAAGGAGTTGCAGCTTATCGCAAAGCAAATCCAGGTTCTAAACTTAAAACAGCAGTAACAGGTAAAGTAAAAAAAGGTAGTAAGGCTGCAAAACGCAGAAAGTCTTACTGTGCAAGATCATTAGGTCAACTTAAAAGAAGTTCAGCTAAAACTAAAAACGATCCTAATTCTAGAATAAGACAGGCTCGTAGAAGGTGGAAGTGTTAATACAGGATTACTATGGCAACAAGTGGAACAACAACATTTAACTTAGACATAAGTGAAATTATGGAAGAGTCTTATGATCTTTGTGGTCTAGAACTGCGTTCAGGTTATAGCTATAGAAGTGCTAAACGAGCACTTAATCTTGTATTTTTAGAATGGCAAAACAAAGGTCTTAACTTATGGACTATAGAACAAGGTTCAACAACTCTTACTGCAGGTACAAGTAGCTACACAGTAGATTCAAGTGCATTAGATATTGTAGATGTTTTTATAAGAACAGATGCAGCAGATACTACTAAACAGTTTGATCAAAGACTAAATCGTATATCTAGAACAGAATATGCACATCAAGCTAAAAAACTTACCCAATCAAAACCTACACAGTTTTTTGTAGATAAAGACAATGATGCAGTAAAAATAATTCTTTGGGCAACTCCTGATTCAGCACAAACATATACACTTGTTTACGATTATGTAAAACGCATAGAAGATGTTGGTACAGTTGGCACTTTAAATGCTGATGTGCCCTCTAGATATCTTCCATGCCTAACTTATGCTTTAGCATATAATTTAGCTTGTAAGTCACCAGAAGCTCAACAGAGAGTTCCTATGATACGACAACGCTATATGGAGCTATGGGAAGAAGTAACTCAAGCTGATAGAGAAAAAGCACCAGTTAGATTTGTTCCAGATGTAAGTTTTTATAGATAATGTTTAAAAGATTATTAGATTTTTATCGCAAAATTACCAAAGAACAATATGAAGTTAGAGTTGTTGAGTATGACAAAGAAGGCAATATGTCTAATACTTTTACCATTCAACTAAAAAAAATAATTAAAATTAATAATACTTATTTAAGAGGAGTAGATATAGAAGGTAATGCATACACAAAATCTTCTATAAATCCATTTAACTATACTATTAGGAAAATATACTAATGTACGCACAAGGTAAAAAAGCATTAGGAATATGTGATCGTTGTGGATTTTCTTATAAATTAAATGATTTAAAATATGAAATTGTTGATAGTAAAAGAAATGGTTTGCGTGTATGTAATGAATGTTTTGATATTGATCAACCGCAACTTAAATTAGGTGATATAGATACCAGTGATAATGAAAGTCTTTATAATCCTAGAGTAGATACAGGAGAAGCAGAATCAACAAGATATTTTGCTTTTGATCCTATTGGTGGTGGAGTTACAGAATTTGGCTCAAGC